TCAAGTTCTTGGTCTCTACCCTCTGGCATCTCGAACCGCATCCCGCTAGTCATCGACGGCAGTTTCTTGGACGGGAGTCCAGCCAATGGGTCCGCAGTAGGAGCGCCAGAAAGCATTGACGAGATTCCAGAGAGACCAAGGTCGGCCATGGACGCCTGCATCCCCTTTGGGAGAACCTGCCCCGACTGAACGGCCAAATTGCTAGGACGAGAGGCTGATGCCTTGCGCTGAGGCTTACTAGCCCGATCAAGACTTGCGGCAGTTGGCAGAGAGGCCCGCATCCCTGAAGTCAAAAGAGGGAGATTTCCAGTCGGCAACCCACTCAACGAACTGCCTGAGGAATCTTTGGCAGGAAGATCGGGGTCACCACCCATGGCATATATCAAACCCCTAGCTAGCCCAGTGATGCCCCTGTTAAATAGACCAGCAGATTGCTCCTCCATGGTCTTCGGCTCCTGATCGGGGAACCTCACAGGAGTACTTCCGAAACCACCCCCATCCGCCTTTCTGACAGCCTTCTTAAACTTCGGCATCTTCTCTCCTTAGCTGACCGTAATTGTAACCCGGCCCAGAGAAACGTAGATCTTGTTTGGCAGAACGGGGTTCCAGCCAAAATACTCACGGGTAGGTGGGTTTTGCGATGAAGCGGTTCTTGGATTCTGCAAAGCAATAGACTCGCCCCTGACGTACTTGCCGATCTGGAGTTGAGGGTTGTCTATGTCGTAACACTCTTCGCACACAAGAAGCCCATTCCAACGCTGGTTGTAGATATATCTCTTGAGCGTCGTGTACTTCACCTGCCGAGCGCAGATGTCGCACATTGCAATCGCGTGTTTGCCGGAAGCGTACATTACCAGCCATACCCTCCAGGCACAAGCATGACAGAAGACCGTTGACGATCTTCGTCCGCAGCCCGCTGGAATTCCTCTTCGTACAGTGCCTTCAGTTCAGGAATCCTGGCGAATGCTTCCGGTCTCTTGCAAGCAAGCTGGTAGGCCAAACCCGCAATCAGCGCCGGGACAAACCTGAACGGAACATCCATGTTGTTGTTGGCATTGGCACCCACATCCTGCTGCCTTCGAAGGCGATAGTACACAAACTGCCGGGAGACCGTATCGTCAGGCACCTGCCAGAACGTAATCTCAGGCGTGGTCGTATCCCGCGCAACGTAGTACTGAATAGGAGTGCCACGAAGCAACTTGTTGGGCAGGGTGTTGTAGGTGACGAACGAGATCCTGGTGATGGCGATGTCGGTCTGCTGGTTCGTCTGCCCAGCGTATGTCCTGATAACGCCCTCAAGGATGTCAATCGTGTCGTCCGGTAGGCTGTAAGTAGCAGTGCCAGCGACAAGCGGGAGAGTTCCCTGCTCCACGCACCACAGGTTTAACCCACGATTCGCCCACTCCATCGACAGAAGATTCAGGCTTCTGCGGGCTGTCCTAATCTCGTAACCACCTTTGACCTCAACCCCGATTCGCTCGTAGGCTTCCTCGACGATATCGAGGATGTTAATGTTCCAATGCAGTGCCGGATGTAGACATTACCGGAACCTCCTCGCGATCTTCTTGGCGCTCTCAGGCTGAGAAGAGAACTGCTTCCCTTCGGCGCTGGCCTTACGCTTGGCCGCAGTAGAAGAAGCGTAGACACCAGAGGGCATAGACTGAATCGCCTTCTTCGGCAGGTAGCGTTCGCCCGTGGCCTTAGGCCCTTGGGTAGAAGGCTTCCCGCTCTTGGTCGTCCACTCTTCTTTCGTCCACTTTGACAAGCTCTTCTGAGCGCCAGATTTGGACCCAGAGTATCCCCCACCAGCAGCCTCGTACTTCTGAGCAACAAGTTGTGCTTTACGAGCGGACCACTGTCCTGGCTTGCCACCCTTGCCGGATGCCATAACCTGAGACTTGATCCGCTCTCGAAGCTGAGGCTTGGTGTAGGACACCTAGAACCCTTTCTTCACCTTCGGCACTTGCATCTTAGACACCTTCCGCGCCACAACGGCTTTCGGGTACATGCCGGGAGTCTGTGCCTTGACGGGCTTGCCAGTGTTCTTGGACATTGAAGGCGTACTGACCTGCTTGCCCGTAGAGAATCGACCGATCATTTCTTCACCTTCCGAGCCTCAGACAAAGCGATAGCGATACCTTGCTTGGGATTCGTTACCTTCTGACCCGACGAGGACTTCAGCTTGCCAGCCTTGAACTCGTGCATGACCTTGCCAACCTTGCCCTGTTGCTGGGCCGACATCTTCATTTGGCCTTTCATAATACCCCTTACGCCCAGAACACGGTAATACGGTCAATGTTCGTGGCGGTTAAATAGATGTCAGTGTTAAACCGAACACCCATATTCCCAAGCGGAACACTGAAGGTGGTAGCGTTGTCGTAGCCGATTTCAATCTTCGTAGTGCCACCAGACCCTCCGTCCTTCATAGTCAGAACTCCAGCCAATTGAGAGTGGATCACGATACAGCAAACGCGCCCAGGACCCTGGAACACATACCCATTTGCCGTTAATGTTTTTGATTGGAGATCACTGTCCATGAATCAAATTTCCGTTTCGCCCAAGTTTAGTCGTACAGCTTTTTACTCTGGCTTGCCGGGGGAGCTTTCTTACTTCCACTGGGACCAGCCCACAGCACCTTGCGAGACCAGTAGTTCGCAGAGAGCTTGGAGTCCTTGCCCTTAATGCCAGCACTACGCGCCATGTAACTCTTCCTGGCAGCGGCACTGTAGTTGTGTCCCATCGAAGCGTCACCAAAGTGAACCAGCTTTACCTGATCTCCCTCTTTAGCAAGGACCATCTTCTTCTTCTCTGGCTTAGAGGATTTGATCGGCTGATTGAATCCAGGGAACGTATGCCCACGATACTCGATGCCGCCGCTAGATGTACGCTTAAACTTCTGCATTCAAAATCTCCAATCAAAAGAAGGCACAGAGACACTTTACCGCGCCTACAGAACCTCTCTAGAGATCATGTTACCTTTGCCGCCAGTGAGTTCTTCAAGTTTTGCGTTTAGTTCTTGAATTGACTTCACGATAAGCGGTATGAGCTTGGAGTCCGACAGGCCGTAGAACTCCTCCATACTGCCGTCTTTCAGTTGAACCTGATTCCGCTTAACAACACAGTCCGAATACCTCTCACCACCCAGGGCATCTTGGACATCCTGAGCAATAAAGCCAACCTGAGTGCCGCTGTCAAACTGGTGGATATCATGCTCTTTCCAGGTAAACGATACAGGATTGAGCTTACTGATCACGTCCAGGCCAGACTGAATCGGCGTGATGTCTTTCTTGTAGCGTCGATCCGAAGTGGCGATTGTCGCATTGGTAGCGAAGATCTGAGAGTTGACCTGTAGCTTGTATGCGCCGTTTGATGCCGTATATCCGATTAGGACATTGCCATCTGTGTCGATTCTCAAAGCCTCGAAATTGCTATTGGCTTTTGAGTAATTGATTCGCAAGCTGGTTTCTCTGTTGGCAGCAGCGGCATTGCTCCAGGCCGAAACAATTTGATGCGTACCGATTTGACTTCCACCTGCATCTTGCAGTACGAACTGCAAAGTACACCCCATACCAGCAGCAGGTGTGCCGGATGATAGTCTTGCTAACTGAAAGGCTACTGGCGCATCATTCGTAGTTGACGCAGTATGCTGGACTCTAAGCGGAACATATGTCGTGCCTGTGGAAAATACAGCAAAATTAGCGTCAGTGGGGTTCACGCTGCCGACATTGATTCCAGTGCTGGTAATTCTCATCCTCTCAAGAGAGTTTTGTCCTATCAAAAGATCGTGATTGGAAAACATCCCAACGATCCCAACGCCGAATGTTTGTGACGCATATGACCTAAAATCAACGGTGCCAGCGAGTGAGCGGAAAACAGCTTCACCTGTAGTTTTCTGTATATCGAGCAGGTACGATGGTGCCGCACCGATCCCTACATTGCCGCCATTCTGAAGCCGCATCACTTCAGTCGCGCCGTTGTTGCCGGTCTGGAAGATGATGTCAGCGCCAGTAGTGCCAACACCAGACGTGGACCGCAGCGTCAGAGCAGAGGTAGTTCCAGTGCCGCCAATAACAAGGGGAATAGTGGCGCTGGTGGTGACGGTTGGGGTGGCGATGGTTGGCGATGTGCCAAATACAAGAGCGCCTGACCCAGTCTCGTTCGTAACGGCGGAAGCAAGGTTGGCGCTTGTAGGGGTAGCCAAGAATGTAGCCACATTAGCGCCAAGTCCAGATACGCCAGTAGAGATCGGCAGGCCAGTACAGGAAGTCAGGGTGCCTGAAGATGGGGTTCCCAGCGCACCACCGTTCACAACTAAAGCGCCAGCGGAGCCTACGTTTACCGCTAATGCGGTTGCGAATCCTGTACCAAGCCCAGAGACTCCACTAGAGATCGGCAGGACCGTGCAATTC